TGAGCGTCGGCGCCAGAGACGTCGGGCTCCTGAATCGACTGCTCCAGCAGGAACGACCCCGGGCAAACCGTGTAGCGGTGTGCCGATGAGGCAGACGGAAGCCTTTCGCGTTCGTCACTCATTGGAACCTCCAGCCTTGAGCGTTACGTTTGCGGTCACCTTGGCCCCGGCTTTCCTAAGCGTCTGAGCAATGCCTCGGACCGCGGTCGACACTGGATCTCCGTCTTCCTCGGCAACCATGAACGGGAGGTTTTCCTGATTGTGGTCCGGCATTGCCACCGTCCGGCTGAATTTTCGTTTTACGGTTACAGGCATTGAGACCTCGACCGTGTTGGTGTCGAGGTTCCATGTCGCGGTGATAGCCAACCTGAGCTTTGCCGGAGCGTCGGATTCGGCTTCCTGCGCTTCCTCCAAGGCAACGGTGATGGATTCGTTGATTGCGTCGGTTGCTTCACCAATCAAGCGCGGGATTTCGGCTTGGATGAGTACGGCAAGCTCCGCAATGCGGTTGATTTCGTCACTCATACGCGGACCCCCACCTTGGTCTCGGAATAAATCCGGGCGTGGGCAAGTTGCCGGCACCCACCTCGAATCAGTTTTAACACGTCGGCCCGTCGGACAGTGATCTCGACAAGGTTTGGATGGGCTAGGGCGAATGCGATTACATCGTCAACCTCAAACGTCCATTCCTCGCGGATGACTGTCCCGGCGATCTTCGGCTGTTCGACGACCACGGGAAGATTGGCCTGTCTTTCGACTGCTGCGGCTTTTTGGACCGCGGCGGCTTGTTCTGCTGCAATACGGCTGGCTTCAGCGGCAGCACGTTCGGCCTCCGTGTTGGCGAGCGTTTCGGCCCGAGCGGCGGCTTCCTGCTGTCGGCGGATCTCTGCCATCCGTGCGGCCTCCTCGGCCTGTTTGCGTCGTTCCTCCTCTTGGCGTTGGCGTTCTGCCTCGGCGGCAAGGCGGCGTTGTTCGATCTCCCATTGGGTCATGAGCCCGGTGAGGCGGGTGATCTCAACGTCAACCTCGGCAAGGAACGTTTTTGCGGTCTGGTCAATTTTTTTCCCGATCTCCAGCACCGGGCTTTTGATTTCTACCCTTGATGCCTCAACCGATTTTGCCATGACCCGGAGGCGTTTGAGTGCCTCCACTGCGGAGGAAAAATGCGATTGAGTTGTGACCTTCGAGATCCACCCGGCCGAAGCCACTATTTCGTCGCGAATGGCGATTGCCGCAGGGCTGATTGCAATTTCCACCGACCCCACGTTTCGGAGTTCGAGGGCGTTCACTTGGCCACCCCTTTCAGTTGGGAGATCAGACCCGTCGGGCTGCGGAGGATCCGGTTTGCGACTTGGTCGGTCACCTCAGACCATGCGGTGATTGCGACCGTGTGGAATCCGATGGCAATGCACCATTCGGAAAACCGCTGAATCGTGAACCCTGCGTCGGTCACAATGGCAGCAAGACGCTCCTGCGGGGTTCCTGCGGGGTCTCCTGCTGGGTTGGTAGGCTCCGGCGTGGTGGGCGCGGCGGCGGGCTGTTCTGGGGCGGCGGGTGCCGGCTTCGGTTCATCCTTAAAGATTGGCTTGCCCTCCTCCTTCGGTGATGCCCCCGGGAAAGCGGTTTCCAGCGTGATCTCACCGTCCTTGATGGCGGTCCCAAGGCCGATCAGGACTTCGAGCTTGGCAAGGTCAATGTCTTCGGTTTTTTCGGCCCCAACGGCGGCTAGGATCGCAACGTCCTTTGCGCCCATTTGTTTGAGCCGGGCGATGATTTGCGCTCGCTTGGTGGTCAAGCTCTTGACGTCCCCAACGGCGACCCGCTTGGCGGCTTCGTAGACCGGCGTAATAAGTGCCCGGGGCACTACGCGAAACACGGCGTTTCGCAGGGCGATGGAACAGGCAGCGTTTCCGGTGACGGCGATCATGTCGTCGGAGTATCGCGCCCCGCTTTTGCTGGTCACCCGGCGGCGAACCTCGATGGAGACCGAGACGTTGTTCTCCAGATCGTGGACCACGGCCTGAGCCACGATAAACTTGCCGTCGTCGGCGATGATTCGCGACCCGGCTTTGACGTGCTGGTAGCTGGCCAGCGCAATCTCAGCCATTCGGACGCTTGGCCCCTGAATCGGCTTATCGTCCCCACCTCGGCGGGCTGGGAGCGTATAGAAACAAGACGATGCCGTTTCCTCGTCGAGCGTGGCAAAGGAAAGCATCCTTTCCTTCACCTTAGACAAGGTCCGCGGATACCGGCGGGCGGTGGAGATTTGAACGTCGATCTGAGCGCGTTCGATTGAACCAATGGCGTCATTTGCCATGATTTCTAGGTCATTGTTCTCGGTCATTTTTCTTCCTCGGCCGGCCACCTTTTTTGCCATTGAGGCGGGCAGCAGCGGCCTTTTTTGTCGACGTGCTGCGCCCCATCTCCACCGCGATCTCGCGGAGGCTTGCAGCAAATATTGAATTGCAGATCGGGCACTTCATCGTCGGAAAACCATTAACCCAACGATGGGAAAAAGGGAAGAACTATTTTTCAAGGCGGCTGAGTGCCAATCGGATAGAACGTATCAACCTCGACGTAGTATTCGTGGTAGAGGAGCACCGACACATGGGCTCCACCAACGTCAGCTTTGGCATAGAGCCGCTTGTCGCGCCCGACCACGACCGTCGTGCTTGTGGCTGCAACGTTGGTGAAAGTGCCGGGAGCAGCGCCAAGATTGACGATTGAATATTTGATCTGAGCTCCAGCGGTCGTGGTGGAAAGAACCACGGAAATCGGGAATTGACCTGACCGAAAACCAACGCCTCCGGGAGTAAACGTCGGGGCGGCTGTCTGTGTGTTGTTTTGTTGCACCAAAATAGATACCGAAGTCGATCCTCCTCCGACCGTTAGTTGCTTTCGGCGAATGCGCCTAGAGACGTCAATGCCAGCCATGAACACTTGCCACGTTCCGTTGGTTGGAATTTGGAACTCTGCAACGATACGTTGCTGACTTGAAGGCGTGTATTCTGCCGACCATAGCAACAGTTCCAGCGCCCCGTTTTTTGCGTACAAGCGAGCCCCAACAAGGTCGGCGGATGCGTCGGTGATTGTGGCTTCGATTGTCCACCGTTCGTCAGTGTGGTGGTGAGTCAAAAAGTCACCGGCAACCATTTCGACTCCATCCGATTTGACCGAAGTAAAGACCGTCGTCGGCGCGTAGGGATCGGCGAACGTGTAGGAGATATTTGGGCAGAGCGTCGTGTCGGATAAATCAGCCACCGATTCGGCGTTGGCTGATTGAAGGCGGAAAGTTGCGGTCGATAACCCATCCAGATAGCCAACGAAAGATTCGTGGGTCATCGAGACCAAGTCGGACCGGTAGCCAATCCAGACCTTGTCCCCAACGTCGGCTGTCCTTGTCGCGGTGCCATACCGGGCGCGGCGGACTTTTAGCCGGTAGAACGAATCGCCAGAGATCACCCGCATGGCTCGCAAGGTGGAAACCTCAAAGACTTTTCTGTCGGAGGCTTTGAGGATTACGACGTAGACCGCGTTGTCGTTGATTGCGTCCTCGGTCTGAGTGTCCAGCATTTTGGACAGGTCGGCGGCTACTGTTCCGGCGTCGAGCGTCACCCGGAGGTTTTCTGTGTTGTCCTCGTTGCCCGTGGTCACGGTGCCGCCTGTGTCTGCGGTCGTTGAAACGACGGCCCCTGTGTTCGGGTAGCTAAACGTCGTCGAGTTGATCACGGTGACGGTGACCTGACCGTCAAAAGTCGGGTCGGCAAACCCAAAGATTGTGACCACGTCCCCACTCGTCAGGTTGTGCGCTGCCGATGTCGTCACCGTTGCCACGTTGGTCGAGCGGCCTCGGGTTGCAGTCGCCCGGCTGTAATACGGCCAAGACGCTTGAATTGTCCCGTGGATTGCAAATTGCTCGATGGATCCAATGTTGTAGAACCCCGAAGCATCATCTTTTCGCAGCCACACGTTTGCCCCGATGGTGACCGAAGATGTGCGGCCAATTAACGGCACCACCGCGGCGTCGTTGTCCGATGAAAACATCGACGGCGGAGGCTGGAAGAACTGTTGGAGCGATAGCGTTTCGTTGTCTGGGTAGGCACTGCCTTCGTCGGGCGCTCCAGTGGGAGCAAACGGAACCGGCGCGGATGCTCGGTCAGACTCAAACCGGATCGTTGCTCGGCCGGCGGGCGGTTGCGCGAGATCCTTGCCGATGCACCGGCAAATGATGGAGACCGAGAGCGCGTCGTGGGTCAGCAGAAATAGGTCACCCGGGCGGATGCTTGCAGCCTTTTCAGCGCGGACAACCAACGACCCTGAGAGTTTTGGCTCACCGACGATTTTCTGAAATTCGGCCGCGTGTTCGGATGCCTGGGTCCGGCGAGTGATCCACGGGCGGTCAAGTTTTGCGGTCCTCGGCTCTCCGGTGACGACGTAATTGTAGCCCGAGACCACAGACACGGACCCATTTTTGTAGGAGCGTTCGCGGTCGTTGAATTTGACTTGGGTCTGGTTGTAGGTCGTGGCCCATCCGTCGGCCGTGTAGCTCACCTCGTCGATGAGGTCGTGGTAGTCGATGGTCGTGGCAGCAGTGAATGCGGGCGGCGCTGCGTTGTGTGGGAACCGCCCGGCTTCGATCTCACCGGCTGAGGAGAAACGAACCCACCCGTCGCAGTAGGCCAACAAGTCGGCCGTGAATTGCCGGAGGCTCCTAGCCTGAGTCAAAACGGGCGAGATGCCTGTTTCGTCAATGTTGCTCTGGATCGCGGTGGCGGCAGACTGCCATGTCGTCGAATCCGGGCCTCCGGGCGCGTCAACTGTTAGCGCGGCCCCAAAGACCGAGTCGGTGTAAAGGTCGGCCATCGCGGCCACCGGGTTAGCCTGTCCGTCGGTCAGCGCGGCCGGGTCTCCGGTGATAATCGTCTGGTTTGGTTTGCGTCGAACGATGACCTCGACGTTGGGAGCCGACGTGCGCTCTCGGCCAAACAGAAACGCCTTGAGCAGCAGAACGCATTGCCGGCGGTAGTTTGGGTGCCCGTTTGCTGCAAGGATCGCCTCCCCGACTGAATCCAGAGTTTGGTTATCTGTTCCCCAATACAGATACGCTGCCCCGTAGCCGTCAATGGTCAGCGGCTGCGGGTTTGAAGCCGATGGTCCAACAGTCCGCACCAACGAATAGCGGACCCAATGGGTGCTTGCCGGCGGCTTGTTGAGGTTGCTGGTCGTGTGCGACTGGGTGGCCTTGTAGACCACGCCAAGCCATTTCCTAAGATCCCCAACCGATAAAACTTGTCCGGCGTTCCAAGCTGTCGCGGTCGGCCAAACTGTTCGGCCATCCACGATAATGGAGACCAGTTCGTCCACCGGACCGGCGCAGACCACCCCGGCAATCGTGCCGTAGTAGTCGTAAATTTTTGTTCCGCTTCCTCCACCTTTTCCCATGGTAAGTCCTATTTTTTGCCCGGTCGTTCCTGCGGAGCTTCTTTCGTGAACTGGTTGTAAATCGGCGATACCCACCGAAGCGCAAGTTTCCGCTCACCACAAAACCAAGGGATCGAAACGGCCTCTTGGTTAGTCGAGAACTCGTCCGCCTCGGTGTTGGCGTCGTTGAGTTCGGGGTCCGGTTGGTTTTTTGTTTCGCCTTTCAAGGTGCCGGCCTCCAGATGGTTGTGAGCCTCGAACGATAGGTTGCGTCCTCGGTCGTCGAGACCGTTGCCCCTAGGCCTTCGAGCGCGTGAATAAACCGGCCGTTGCGGAGTGCCGTGCCGAGGTGGTGGACGATGCGCCCGATGCGGAACCCTAGAACGTCCCCGGGCAGGATCTCGGAGTCGTGAGGCAACTGGGTGAATCGTTCCGCCATAGCATTAAAAAACGGATCGGCCAGCGAGTTTTCCCCAAAGCGACCATGAGAGATTGCCACGTCCGGGATGAGAATGTCGCCCCACCCAACGGCGGCGTAGAGGGCGCCCGCGAGGGTATGGCAGGAGACCCCGAGGCCCTTGGCCGATGAGTTGGCCGCAAACGGCGTCCCCACCCATGAGGCGGCTTCGACTTCGAGCGCTTCGATGCGCTCCTCGGTGAACCATGTTGGTGTCATTTTTTACCACCACCGACATTCTGTGAGATTTTTACCAACGACGGATTAGTGGCCGGCAAGAACGGATGCCCTCCAAAATTAGCGTAGTTGGCAAATTTGTCAGTGCACGTTGCCTTTGATCCGTCGCAGCCCGGGAACAGTTTGACGGTCGAGAACGGCGGCGGAAACGGGCTTGGATCCCTTGCCAACGTGATCGTCAACGCCCCTGAGACTGGCGCGGTGTTGTCGATGATTGCCCGACGGCTAAGGTTTGCACCAGATTGAAACTCAACCCATCCACCAGAAAACCAGCCCGCGGTGATCGTTGGAACGGATCCGATGGTTCGGGCAAGGCTTGTCAGGTCGAATGTAAACGGATAGCCGACCGTGCCAGGGTTGCTGATGGTCGCGGTGAATTGCCATGCGGCGCTGGATAGCCCGCAGCCGGTCGAGAACAGCGCGTGGTTGCAGCCAATCTGCATTCTGAACCGTGGGTAGATCCGGTCAAACACCGTCCCCGCGGACACGGCCTTTGCCGTCAACTTGGAACCGCGGACCGACAGCCCGATGATGTCCCCGGTGAAAAGCACCGTGTCGTTGGATCCGTTCGACCCGGACACGTCCACCGACTTGATCGTCAGGCGGACAGGTGCCTCGGCTTGGACCGTGGCAAGTTTGACCAGCGGATCTCCGGCGACAACCTCGGACCGGATCTCGATCTCGTCGCGGTCAAGAAAAAGCGACTGCTTGACCATGCCGTGGTCCATGCGGCGGGAGGTGTAGGTGTTCCCTCCAGCGGTTAGGTCGGCCTCGTAGCTCGTCAGCCGGGTGGTCGTCGTTGTGACCCCAATGGTCTGGGCAAGCTCGTAGATGTAGCCCCGAGTGGTGAGGAGCCCGATGGTTGTGCCAAGGGTCTCGTCCCCGGCCGGTGAATACTCGGGAGGCAACTCGACGACGGAAACGGCCCCTTGGGCAACGCTGCCCATGATGAACTCTAACCCGAGGCGAGGCTTCTCAAACCGGGCAAGGACCAGCGTTGCAACCACGGTATCGGCTGCGGTGAATGCTCCGGGCGCACTGGCTAGGTTAACCGTGGGGTCACTGATGGTCGTTGTCCGAGTGTAATTCACGATCCCGGTCCCCTGCACAAACGCGAGGTAGTCACCGGGCAGGATTCCAACGGCAGACTGCACCGTCAGCACAGTGGACCCGGCTCCGATATCTGCGGCCATGACTGCCGAGGAATGCCACGTCGGAGTCCAGAATGCTTTGCCGGACCCGTGGTCGCTGAAGAATCGGATGAGCTTCCAGCACTCGGCCGACGATTGGGTGATCGTGCGGAACTGGGCTTCACGCACGTTGGTCTGCGGGTAAATCGTCTCGAATGGTGCCCGGCCAAAGCCGAGTTGCTCCCGGATGATTCGGACAGAAAACGACTCGGGAACCTCACGCCAGTCTAAAGCAGTTGGCCAAAGGCGTAGGTTAATAGCGTAACCGGCAAGATTTGGCCCGGGCTGGAAGGTTTGACTGCCTGGGACCAGCGCGTAGGTCGTCGATCCGGTCTCGGTGAAATTGACGTCAAACTGGGCAACGGTGGCGTTGATCCAGACCATTTCACGGTCCTCTAGGCGTCCCCAGAAGGCCGGAGCAACAAGGTCGTCAGCCAGCACCCATCCGGGCTCCACCGTGGTATAAAGTTCCCACGTTGACCAGTCGGCCTTATACGCAACTTTGAGCCCCGTCGCTGCAATGTTGGCCCGGTTAGCCCATGTCTCAGCCAGCGGCCAAAACGGAACGATGATTGGCTGCGTTTGGTAGGCCCGTAGCGCGGTCTTAAACGTAAAGCTGTCTGTCCCTTGGATCGTCAGCCGGAACTTGAGCTTGGCCCGTAGAGTCGCAGCATGGGGCCTTCGGGCTTCGCGACCTGTCAGGCCTTCCTCGAACTGCGTCACCAAGTCAAACGTCACCCCGACCGGCGATCCCCAGTCCGGGGCATCGTTTAGGAGGTAGACCGATTGACTGGCAAAGGTTGTCGAGATCATGCGCGAGAAAATTCGTGGGAGTGTTGGCGCATGATGTCCACCAGCACCGTGCGACCTTCATTCGACCGAGCCCAATCGGCAAGGCGGGCAGGGTTGTCGAAGACTCCCATGTTGAGCGTGATCGGACCCGGGGCGGCGGCGGATGTAAATGCACCGGCATCAGATACGCCACCGGAGGCCATTGCGTTGAGGCTTGCAAGTCCGATGCGATCCACAGCGTCAGCCGGCACCACATACTCGCCGCGATGAACAACACCAGCCACGTCGTTCGGGTTTCCGTTGCCGGTGTAACCGCCCTCTCGAAAGGCAGCAAGTGATTGAGCCAGAACCATTCCCTGAGCCCCAAGAATAAATCCGGGAGCGGCGGCCGCGGCGGAACCGTAGGAAGCAATGGTCGCCAGCGTTGCCGGGGTTGCCCAGACCGCGCTTGAAGCAGCAGCAATCGGAACAGTCGCGGCAAGGCTCGCGGCCATGATGGACTTGCCTACGGTAGCCATCAAGATCTGAGTTGCCACCCACCGAACACCCATCTGGACAATCGACTGGACAATGGTCGTCAAGATCGTGGTGCCGATCATTGCCAAAGCTTGACCCCAAGACATCGTCCCCATGATAAGGCCTGTGATGCCGTTTGAGATGGACGAGATTGCGGAATTAAAGACGTCGGCAAAGGTCGTCGCCATTTGCTGAGCGACTGTTCCAAATTGGTTTTGAAGTTGGACAACTGTAGATTGAAAATTTTGACTGAATGACTCGGGACTTGGTCCCATTCCGGTCATCTGATTCTGAACGCCTCCAGCCGTGCCCTGAAGCCCAACCATCCGTTGCTCAATCTGCACCCGCTCGGTTTCGGTGGCTGTCGCCTTTAGCTTTTCGAGTGCGGCAATCTGTTTAGCGATCAGATCAAGCTCGTTTTGGAGAAGTCGCTTTTTTTCCTGATACTTTTCAATGTTGGTCATTAGCCAACTTGATTCGACCGCCCCACGTGCCTGATTGATTTGCTGCAACTGACGACTGTATTGTAGTTCCAGCTTTTGAAGCTCCAACTTTACGTTAATGAGCTTTGCCTCGTTCTCGATGACAGCCTGAGCCCCTCCGGTGAGATCCTTGCGGGATTTTTCGACTGCCAACACTTGGTCGATGAGAGTCTTCAGCTTTTCACGGGCGGTAACCTGTTTTCCGCTTTCGTCGGTGATGCTGGACTCGATCCCAATAAACTCGCGGTAAGTCTCCAATAATGCGTCTACGATCTCCTTTTGCTTTGCGGCGTTGGCTTGAGCAATCGCGGTTCCACCTGCCAGAGCTTCGTCGAAATTAGGAGTCGTCTGCTGGATGAGCGGAAGATTGACCCGTCCCAACGTAGCGACGGAAACCGAAGCCAGCACCGCGTTGATTGAAAGGCGGATTGCGGACCCGATTGCTTGGGCAGCGTAGACCCCGACCGAGTTCCAATAGCTTTGAAAAAACGTGTTGAGTTCGATGAACGCTCTAGCAGTGCCAACTGCCAAAGTTGCCGCCGAGTTGCCGATTGCGTTGGCGACCCTTTCGTCGGTGAAGAACGACAGCACCTTGTCGCGGAGACCGGCAAATGCCTCGACCCCATACTCGACTCCGGCCTCGATAGTGAGTCCGATAAGTTCCGCAAATCGGCCGTCGCGCCACGATTGGACCGCCAACCGGGTAAACGCACCAATGCGGGTTCCGATGTCCTCAACCACCGGAATCAATTCGGTGAGTCCGGCCTTGAGCGCGTCAAATAACGGCTTGCCGATGTCGGCCAGCGCCATGTTGAACGTGTCCTTGAGAGTTGAAAGCAGACCGCTGAACGTCTGCGACTGGTCAGCCATGGCCCCGCCGAGTCGGCCGAACGTGTCCCGGAGGATCGTCATGGCCTGACCGGCACCTTCACCAGACTCGGCTAGTTCGTTGAGCTTGCGGGCGGTCGTCCCGGAAATTAGGCCCATTTCCAACAACCGAAGTGTGGCCTCGCCAACGGGCGTGCCCGACTGGAGTCCAGCGTACAAGCGGCCGATCCACATAGCGGCCTCCTCCAATGGTCTCCCCGTCGCGGAAGCGGCGTCACCGACAAGGCGAAGACCGTCACCGGACGCCAGTGCCCCGTTGGTGAGACTCTGAAGAACCCTTGAGGCTTGAACGATCTCGGGAAGCTCAAACGGCGTTTGGGCAGCAAACTTTGCCAACTCGGCCATGCGGCGCGAAGCCGCTTCGGCATTGCCTAACAAGGTCTTGAAAGCAACGGCCTGTTGCTCCAATTCGGCGTTGAACTTGACGGATTGCTGAATTGCAGCGCCGAGGCTGACAACTGCACCCACAGACGCAGCGATGCCCGCCAGCGTTGCCTGGAGTCCTGCCGCGGCGGATCCGATGGCTCGAAGGCCCGCATTGACGTCCGCGGAGCCAACCATCCCGATTTTGATCCGTAAGTTCGTGTCAGCCATGATGTCAAACCCCCTTCGCTTGCTTCGTCAGTTGCTTCTGGAGGCGTTCCAAAACGGTCCGCCCCTCCTTGGCAACTGTTGCGGCCGTGGCCGCATAGGTCGTGTGCAGATTGAGCAGCCCAGTCCCCGCGTCAATGCGCGAGGCTGCGGAAGCCAACAGTCTAAGCTGTGCCGGACTATGGTCAGCCGCTTGGGCGAGCGTTAGACCACAGCGGACCGCGCATTCCGCGACCCAGTCGGCGAGGCTGACAGCAGTTGCTTGCCCAACTCGCCGCTTGAGCCCGGCACTAGCTGCTCCTGTCGTTGCACTCGACGACGGAGCCACGCGGAAAAAGAATCTGAGTTGAGACCCTCCCCGGCCTCAAGCAACTCGACGTGCGAGTCAGATGTGATCGTGTCGGCCCACCCTGCTGGTTTGCCGAGAATCATCTCCAGTCGAGATGCCTCGTCGTCGATGGTGGCGAGGTATTGCGGGAGCAATCGAACGGGCAACTGCTTGAGATCCACGATCTCCTGCGTTCCGTCGAGGTGGTAGGCGACAAGTTGTTTGCCGCCCATCAATGTGGCCATGCTGTCAGTCATGGGAATATTTTAGGGTTTTGTTTCTGGTTGAGGCCCGGGACCGGCGAACCAGCCTTCGGGCAAAGTTATTTTCCGGGTCAGCGTCCATTGCCCATCCACGAAAACGTAGACCGGCCCGCGCACTCCCGGCCCGAGGCGGACAACGTCAGCCCTGGGATCGATCACCACCGCTCTTGTCCCGCAGCCGGCCGCGAAGCCAAGTGTCCCAACTACGACGAACTTCTGGAGGTGTTTCAGCATTTCGAGCGGTTGGGTTTTCCTTGGTCAACCCATACAGGAATTTGACCAAGGCAGTGACGATCTGTTCGAGCCAATTCACGCCTTGGGCTCGCTAGGCTCGGCTGGCTTGTCGGACAACAGCGGCTTCGATTCCTTGGCGTCCTTGGCGGCAATGAGACCGATGCCAGCGGTGACCGCGGCGATGGTCGCACCGATGTCCACGTTGGTGGCTGGGTCGTTGTCAAAGATTGCCTTCAGGGCAAACCCAACAGCGGCGAGGATGGAGCCGATACCGGCCAGAGTGGTTTTCATGTTCATGTCAGTCTTTCTTTCGTAGCAGCCGGTAGAGCATGACGCAAGCGATCACACAACCAACGATTGACCCAACGGATGATGCAACCTCACCAAGAGGTTTTAGAAGGCCCATCACTGCGGAAACTAAGCCAGACCCGATACCGATTGACCCATCGCGGATCTCGTCGTGGTTGTTGGTCATCTGCTCGGTTATTCCTTTGAGGCTTCCTCGCGCTCTTCCTTGGCTTTTAGCGCTGTCTGCATGAGTTCCTCGGCCAAAGGCAGAGCAACCCGGGCATTTTGGAGACCGCCCGCCTTGCAGCAGATGTCGAAGCATTCCAGAATTTTCTGGGCTTTGTCTTCGGTCAGAATCCAAGTGATCGTGATAGGAGCAGTAACGTTTTCCATGAGTGCGATGAGGTGGTTTTTACTCGCTGACCAGCACTTCGGGCGTTGCCTCGGTCACCGTATCAGCGGAGGGAGCATCGGCAACAACCACAGGCTTGGCAACCACAACCGGCACCCACGGCAACGGCGGAGCAATCACCGGCGGATTGATCTGGTCGTTGATCTGCTGCGTCACGTTCGCCTCGATGGCCTTCTGATCGACGCCATTGGTGAAGCACCAACCAAGCACCTGTTCCTGCGTCAGATCAGGATATGGCGTGAACTCACCAGTAGGCGGAGCGAACGAGCAGGAGCCGTAGCAGGTGCCGCTGTATTGATCCTGCGAGCCGTTGCAACGCCAATCGGCGGTGATTACGACATCGGTGAGGGAGCCTTCGGTAGGCTTAACGAGAAGGCGTTCGATGATCCAGAGGATGGTAGGCATAGTCGTTTAAATTAGGCGAGTTTGGCTTCCAGAGCTTGAACCTTAGCAGCGAGTTCTTTGATGGCCGAAACAAGTCGAGCTTCGGTTTTGTTCCAGCCGGACACGGTCAGGAATCCTTCCTGCTCACCAACTGCATCGGCGTAAACCTCTTGCATTTCTTGAGCAATGAAACCGATCTGATGACCGTTTCCATCTTTGTAATCGAACTCGACGGGACGCAGCGACAGGATGTTCGCAAGCTGCGAAGGAAGGTTGACGATGTTTTTCTTCAGTCGAGAATCGGAGTATGTTCCGAAAGCCGCTTGGTTTGCGCCATTGGCATTGATTTGTCCTGATCCATCATTGTTATCATTTATAACAAACTGAATAAACAACTGAGAAGTTGTGGTGTTGTTGTCCTTTTTATCAATTACAAGATGAGGAATTGTGGTATCGCCAGTGGTTCCAACTATCTTGACAGGAATATTGGTTCCATTGCCTTTAAGAAGCAACCTAGATGTAGTCGGCGTAACCCCCACGCCGACGTTGCCGGAGGAGTCGATCAAAAGACGATCTGTTCCAACGGTCTGGAGAACAAGCTGACCTTGAGCACCCGTTGAATGTTGAGCATTAAGAATAACCGTGCGGTCATCCGCCAAGCCGTCGCTTCGTGTCGAGATAAGCAAACCACGGCTGGCAGTGCCGGAAAATGTAGCTTGGCTCGCATTAACCGCACCTCTGACATCGAGTTTTGTCGCCGGACTCGCCACTCCAATCCCCAACCCAGTAGAGTTGAGGGTCATGGCGGTGCCAGCGACTCCTCCGACGTTTTCCCAAGTGAAAACGCCGCCGGTTGTAATTCGAAAACGGTCTGAGCTATTAGTTACAAGCAGAACCTCATCAGTCCCATCAATGCGAATTTGTGTTCCGTTCCATCCGATCTGCGCGTTTACGGTAGAATTGGTTGTTCCTTTGAATCGGATGCCAGAGAAGTTTGCGTTTGAATCATCTCTGTAAATGTCAATGCCAGCAATAGTTCCAGCGCGAACAGTCAGTCGAGAATTGAGAAGGGTCGATTGAATACCCACCCGATCATTCGCCGAATCAACCTTCAGCGTACTCGTATCCACCGTCAGATCGCCGGTGATGGTGGCGGAGCCAGCGACTGTCAGCGGCCCGTTGATGTAGTCCCCGGGAGTTTTAATGTTCCAACTCATGGTAGTAAATTTTTAGACTTCGTGAAGGACGAGGTTTTTGGTGCCGGTCCCGCCGTGGATGGCGTAGATCGGAAAGTTGTTGCCGCTGAAACGACCGGAAATGTCCGTGGACATGATAGTGTCGTAGGGAGCCAGCCGAATGCCCGGGGTTGCTCCTGAATCGGTGGTCACCGTGGCGGTCCCATCGAACGAGATGAAGATCGCTGTGTCGGACTGATTTTGCAGCATCAGCCACTGCCTTTCGGAGGCTGCATCGACGAGGGTGGCGGTCGTCGCCACGGCAATTTTTGTGATCATGATGGGGTCAGAGGATTTTCCACTTGCTTCCGGTGTAGGACAAAACAAGGACCGCGTCGTTGCGGTCGATGGTGTAGGAGGTTTGGCCGGCCGTCTCGATGTCCCTTGTTCCGGCGTTCACCGTGATTGCATCAGTCGCGGCCTGAGAGGTGACGTCGGCAATCTCGACGCGTTGGGCAAGACTGCCGGGGTCGGGCAGGGTGACCGTGACGGGAGCGAGGCGGGCTCCGACTTGGACAAGGTAGTTGGTCCCGGCAACCAGCGTGGCGCTGTGGCTTACGGCGGTGGGGCTGGCGGGCGTTGTAATGCCAGCAACGGGTGATTGCTCACCTTGAAGCACCAACGCGGCTGCGGCGGTGTTGTTGAACGCGTCGTTGTTGTTTGGGGTCTTGTTGTCCGGTGCCGTGTTGGTCATGGCACTCGGAGCATCCGACAACGGGGCGCTTGTCGTCTCCGGCAAGGTGTTATCAAACGCGGTCGCGGTCGCCGGAGTCTTTGCGTCGGGAAGCGTGTTGTCGTAGGGATTGTCCTCGAAGCCGACGTCTAGGCTGGCGACGGTGATTTGAGAGAACACAATCGGAGAACTGCCCACGCTGGTGACGGTCGAAGTGAGTTGCCACCAAGTGTTGATCGAGGTTCCCCCGGTGACGTTGACCACCAGTTCGACCGGGAACTCATTCGGGGCATCAAACAACGTGAGACGGACAAGTCCGGCCTCGTTAAGCGTGTCGGTTTGGAACGCAGCGGCCGGCCCCGTAAAGGTCAAAGAACCACCGGATGACGCGGTGATAAATCCGCTGGCGGTAAGCGTCTCAGTCCCGTTTGTGACCGTGTAGCCGTTGGACTGAATCCAGTAATAAAGCCGACTCGGAGACAGAGTGCTGACGACCTTGGTGCCTCCACCAAACGATGCGGTAATGTCCACCGAAACCGAACCGGCCCCGGTGACATAAATGCCGTTCGTGGTCGTGACCGATTGGAGGGTCAGCAAGACCGCACGGTCCGAAACCGTTGCAAGTGTCCCCTGTAAATTTACCGAGTCAAACGTGCCGGTGAGAGTCGCGCCAATCGTCTGGTTTGACTGCGCCCGAACGGCCGCGGTGAACCTTGAAGGAACACCGTAGGCCGTCGGGCCTGAAACAGTCCAAGCCGCGGCCAAGCCGGGCGTGATAAAATCGGCTGGCATGGCGTTTTTTGGTTAGGCCAGAGTGCCGGTGTTCAGCGTGCTGTGCAGAACTCGGGCCTCGAACTGAGCGGTGACGACGTTGTCGCTGAAGCTGATTTCGCCTGAAACCTTGATCTGAACGTAGACGTCCATGGTATTGACGAGCGCATCGCTCTGGTTGTACTGCTGGAGTTTGAGCCAGCCTTTCTTGGTCGCACCTTCCAGCGGGTTGTACTGGGTGGAAATGCTGGTCAAGGCGAGCGTCCCGAAGATCAATTCAAACGCCAGCGGGCTGAGTTCCTGAGCGGTCAGGTTAATCGACAACTGGCGCTTGGTCTCGATGACGTCGTAGAGACGCATCACACCCGGGGTCGGGGCGAAAATGTCGCGCTCTTCGCGTTCGTGCTGAATGGTGGCCTCGGACAGAATGCCAAGGTCAATCCATCCGGTGTCAGCGGCTCCGGGCTTGGAAGTGCGGGATGCGGTGCCGGCCGAGGGAACGGTGAAACTGCCGCCATCGCGGAAGAAGAAGCCGTGGTTGCCGAGAATAACTGAAGCGGTGTTCATGGGGTTTTAGAGGTCAGTTAAGGGTGGAAAGTTTCGTGAAAAGTAAGTGGTAACCGAGAAGGCCAGTGTCGTTTACGGCGATCTGGAGGAAGTCCTCGGAGGTCTCAAAACGGCGGTCCCCGACGGTGGCAGGAACCCACGACAGGACGGCCTGAGTCGCTGCAGCCACGGCCGAGTAAACGTTGCGGTTGGCCCCTCCTGCCGCCGTGTTGACGTGCGGGTTGACCAGCACTCGAACCACGATCTCGGCGTCCAGAAGCAGCTTGCCGCCACCAATGTCTCGGCGCATTGCCCGAAGAATCGGAGGAATTACAACCACGCAGCCTTTGGACCGGAGTTGGGTCTCGATGGCAGAGTCCTGGAGCCCGTCGTCGGAAATGCAGAGCACGCTTGGGGCGCTTGAAAAGAACGCGTTGGCATTGATTGCCGCGGCCACCGTTGACTGCATGGATGCGAGGGAAAGCATGGGTCAAATAGCCATCGTCCGGGCGGCTTGGGCTTGTTTGCGGATGATGTATTCCATCATGTCGGCCCGGGCTTCGTTGAGCGCGTCGGCGATTGCGGCCTGTTGGCGCGGCTTCTGGAGTGATGCAGCCAGTTTGCCGGATGACTCGTTGCCGCCCCACTGGAAAGTCAAACTTGCGGAATCAGCGTCCCGCTTGAAACCGACCTGAGACACAAGCCGGTTGTAGCGGTCTAGGATTTTGCGGCGCTGTTCACCAAAACGGTCAGCGGCCAGTTGCTGAGAAAGTGATTTGTACCGGGCAGACAACGCGGAGAACCCTCGGCCACTTTCGCGGGTGTTGAGTTCGGCTCGGACAAGCAAAGCTTGGAGGTTGAGGCGCTTTCCACCGATCAGTTTTGAAGCGGATAACCTCTTGCCTCCCATGCGGAGTTTTCGGCCTTCGGCGGTCTGAGACACTCCCAACTTGGAGTAGACCCTTTGACGGATCTTGTCGCGGATTTTTAGTCCTCCACCTGAAGCGAGGATGGCAAGGCGGCTTTCTCGGACGGAACCTTTGCTTGGGGCAAGCGCCAGCAATTTGCGCGAAAGGCGGAACCCAAAGTCGGCACCCTTTTTGGCAACGGCCTCGGCCGCTCCTTTGCTCGACAGCGCGGCGTAACGGGTCAACGCAGCGTTGAACTCGGCGAGGTTGGTCTCGAAGGTCAGAGTCACGTCGTCACCTCGCAATCCATCATCCACGCCAGACCGTTGTACCGCACAGACTGGATGCGGTGGTATTTGGTCCCTTGCGTGATGACCTCCCCGACCTTCGGATCTGGAGACACTGCCCCATCGACAAACTCGACTCGGCTGGTTGACTCGCGGTCAAAGTCCGGGTTGTTCGGAAAGGCTTTTTCGTCAAACGGAACCCAGTTGATCACAGCCGACACGGACGCACCTCGGAAAGTCACCGTGTCCCCTGCCGTTGCCAGCAAGGCGGTGAATCCGTTAGCGAGTGCCGTATCGGCTGCGTTCATTGGCTCGGTTACTTTTTGCGCGGCTTGTCTGGCACCGGGGCGGGAATAGATTCCGGGAACTTGTGGCGCTTCTCGCGGCCTCGGTCTTCAGACCAAAGCTCGATTGTGCCGATTCCGTTGCCCCCAGAATGCACGGTCGCCTTAAACTCCGCTTCGACCTGTGAGGCCAAAGCGGGTCCAGAAACGACCTTGCCGTCTACGATGAGAATCCCGAGGCGCATGGGGATTAGGCCGAGATGATCCGCTTGAGCGAATTGGCCTCGCCGAGGGCGTAGCCGTAGAAGCACTCCAGCACAGCGACCACGTTTCCGGTGTCGTTGTCATAAAATTCGCGGTAGCCGAGCGTAATGCCGGTCTTCTCGTCAGCCACGGGGCGGTACACACCGTCTTGGCTACGGCCAGCGGGCTGGAGGTAACGCATTGCGGTGATGAGCGCGGAAGGGTAGGCGGCGAAGCCTACGAGGTTCTGGGAGTTGCCCGGGATCAGGCTCGACCGGTAGGTCATGAAGCCGGACAGGTTCGGGAGGGAACCGGTCTGGTTAGCAGTCGCACCGAGGGCGGCGGCGTCCTTGATGACGGAGTCCTTCAGCAGGGCGTTGTAGTAGCTGGATCCAAGGATCAACGAGCGGGGCACCTCGGGCATATCTGCGGTGTCGCAAGCGTCCTTGATGTCGACCACGTCCGCGTAATCGAAGTTTGCGGCCACACCGGTGTGGGCAGCAGATCCGTAGTTGCTGCTGGTGACCGCGGACAAAATGTCCTGAAACACGGCCTTGGCCAACTGGAAGCCCTTCTGCATACCGAAGCGCTCCAAAGTCGCGGCGGGCGACTTAGCCATGGACACGTCGGACAGGAACCAAGTGACAAACTTGTGTTTGTTGAGCGTGATCGTGCGCTTGTTTAGGGTGGAGTCCTGACGGGTGTAGGTGCCGGAAAAGTCCGCGGCGGCAGAAGCGGCCGGAACATAGGGCACTTGGATGGTGTCAGACTTCGAGGCCGGAGCCGGATCGAAGTCAGTGGTGAATGCTTGCATGGGAGCAAAAGCTCCGACAAAAGCGTCTAGGCCCGCCTGGGAGATGAGCGTCCCATTCAGGCCGGAATCGAGGTTGTTAGCCATGGTGTGTTTGGGTGTGTGAGTTTACTGTTGAAGCAACTGGGCCTTGTTGGCGGACCAGAAAGTAGTGCGCTGTTTCGGATCGGTGATCCGTGCAAATTCAGCGCGAAGATCGGAGGCTTTTTCGCCCGAGGAAACCGGAGCGCCGACTGGGTCGGATCCGGGCTTCATCGTTTGAATGACAGCCAGTAAATCGGAGGCCTTGGCGTCGGACTTGATCTGGGCAACCCAGGCATCTTTGCCGCTCGCCATGATGCGCCCGTCAGCGATTGCAGCCTCGACGGTGGCAATAATCTTGGCATTGGCGATCTCGTCCAACGAGGCCTGAGCGTCGGCCTTGGCCTTGGCGAAGTTGGCGAAGTTGGTCTCAAACTCAGCGACCGCGGCGTCTTCGGCGAGGTCAACGGAGGAGATCAAACCGGCGGCGGTCAGACTCTGGAGCAGTTTTTGCATGGTTTCGGTGTTGTTTTGGTCAGTCTCGGTTGTTTTGTTTGACTCCGTTTCTGCTTCCAGTTGCGCGTACAGAGCGCGGAACCAGTCACGGCCAGCAGCACCGCCCCAAAGATTGCCAGCAACGTCAGCCGGGCTGTCCACCTCGGCTTCAAGGAACCGCTCATTGCGAGCCCACCAACGGTAAGCTTTGCGGATCTTGGCTTCGGTCGGTGCCTCGCCAGCCTTAAGGCTCCGGGCTTCCTTCACGGTTGCCGGTTCAAGTCCGTCCCCACCTTTGCCGTCCTCGACCTGTTTGACGCCCTTGTCAAATGCGTTGCGAGCGGCTTGAGGCGCGGTCTTTGAAACGGCTTGGATGTCACCAACCTTAGAGTCCTTGTACTCGGTCTCAACAATCTTGAGGCCTTCGACCTTGGTCAGTTGGGAGAAATTGAGTCCAACGAGAATGTCCCCCTCGACGAAAGCGTCCGTCCCCGGGATGGGTTGATGCCGCTGAATCAAGGCAGCAGGATCGGCTGCGGAAGCGGTGACTACGATTCCAGCGTCTGGCAGTTCAAGAGTGCCCTCGCGTTTGATTTCGAGAATTTCCCCGTAAGCGGTGCCGGTTGAATCGTTCCAACTGACACAGTCATCAACCATGAGTTCAGACGGCGCTGCGGCCTGAACCAAGGCGGTCGGAGTGCAAGCGAATCGGTCGGCACGGACCGAGGCATAAATGGGTTTGGCATCGGTCAGGTCGGTCATGAATCCATCAGACAGAGCCATGGTGCCGTCGATCCAAGTTTCCGCGTCCATCATGGCGCGGATAGCTTCTTTGCCCTTCTTGGTCACCTTCGAGTAGATCCCGGCGAGGGTCTCGCCCAACTTGTCGAGGAGATCGGCTTGTTCGCGGAGGTCATTGGCGTCACCGATGGCCCCAGTCCACGGGTTGTGGATCATGAGGTAAGCCGACGCCGGCATGACGCGTTTGGCGCCAGCCATGGCGATGATAGAAGCGATTGAGGCAGCAATGCCGTCCACGGTGACGGTCACGTCAGGCCGAGATGACAGATAGTGGTAAATTGCCAGACCGTCGAACACCGACCCGCCGGGCGAGTTGATGCGGACATTGATCGGACCATTGCCGAGGGCTTTGACGTCGCGCACAAATTGAGCAGCCGTGATGCCCCAGCCGCCGATCTCGTCGTAAATCAGAACCTCAATCGGTTGATCCGATTGGGCCTGTGCTTTGATCTCGTACCAGTTTTTCACGCGTTTGTTGCGGCGGCGTTGTTGCTCGAAAGCTCGTTGGGGTCAAGAGTCATAATCTCGGCCCGGTCCACGTTGAACTCCTGAGCGAGTTCTTGGGCATAAGCAATTTCAGCCGCCTTTTGCCGCAGTTGCTCGCGCCAGTCCTCACCGGTCTCGGCGTAGATGCTCTGGAGCGTTCTCATGCCGCATTTGAACTCGTTGACCGCGGCAGATGAATTGCGGCCCACGTCCACATTGATGGACCGCGGAGACCGAAAGGTTGACCGATAGAAATCAGCCGGTGCCGGACGCATTGACGAGTCCGTTTTGATCCCGGTTTCGATGACGTACTCGTAGACGCGGCGGAGGTGATCCGCGATCACGAAAGACCGGGACCGAAAAAAGGCGTTGGCAATGTCGAGAACCGACCGCATCGAGGTGCCCTGCATCGAGGTAGGCAGCACGATCTCCTTCGGGATTCCAATGCCAGCGCAGACCTTGGCGGTGAGGTAATCCCAATATCCCGAGGTTGCCGCGCTCGGGCGCTCGACCTGAAACTGGTTGAACTCGTCACCGTGTTTGAGAACAGCGACCTCCCCGCCGAAGACGTCCTTGTAATAATCAGCCCGTTCGACCCCATCGCTTCCCAATATGGTGCCGCGGATAATGTCGTCGTCGGTGACCTCGCCTTCTTTGGTCTTAATGACGTTTTGGACCTTGGAAGCAGCCTTGGCGGCTTGCATCTCAAAGATCTGGAGGTCGTCTAGATCGTGAAGGTCGTTCATGACCGGGTAAAGCGCCGGGAGTCCGCGATACTGCCCCGGGCGTCCAGGCTCGAAAACATGGACAACGAACTCGGCTTCGACTCGCTGGAAAATGTCCTGCCGTTTGCCGTCGTCGTTGGTGATGTGGTAGGCTACCGGCCGGCCTCGCTCGTCCACCTCAACGCCGTCAATAATTGTCCGACCCTGCAAAGCGGGCGGGCTTTTGACCCGGTGGGATTCGACCAACTGGATGCGAGGGTTTCCAGATTCACCTCGGGTGAGGATGATGAAAATTTCACCGTCGACGAAAAGCGCCCGGGCAATGATGCCCTGAAGGCTTCCAAACGACAGCCGGGAAGATAGATCGGCAAACCGTTGCCAGTCGCGCCAGTAATTGAGCGCGGTCGCATTCCACGCGGTGTCAGACGACGACGGAAAGAACGCGAGTCCCTGCCCTACGGTGTACTGCTCAAAAAGGTCAGCGATGCGGTTCACGAAGGCGTTATTGCGCTCGAAATACCGGGACCGACGCACCAACTCGTAACGGCTGTAGGGGTCAATGTCGAACGAAGCCGACTGAACCGATCCGTGCAGCGTGGATCGCTGGGTTGTTTGGCGGGCTCCCTCGTACCGGGCTTTTGGTGAAACCACGAACCGAGTCGCAGCGGCTAGGCGTTCAAGTAATTTCATCGCATCAGATTAGAGAAATCGTTGCGGAAGGCACGAACGGGTTTTAGCCGTCCCATCATGTATCCGAAGCGATTGGCATCAGTCGCATTTCCGGCTGTCACTGCGTCGTCGTAGAGGTCAAGCAAACGGCTGAAGGCCTCGGCCATGTCTGTGGGAGTCACGCCCTCAGAACCATTGACCTGAAACGTGACCGACCGCCCATTGCCGGTGGTCTGCTGCAAGATCTTGCCCGACTCAAGCGCGTGGACGGCCTCGTTGTTGAGGCTGTTGAGCTTGTCGAGCAGCGTGGCCCCGTGGGTCACCGTCGAGTAGACGTGACGCAAGAGACCGCGGGCGAATACAGAAGAAACTGCCACGATTGAAGGTCCGCAGGAACAGAGCGTTGACGCTACGGGTGGTTTGAACCGTCCTCGCTCATTTCCGCCCGTGACGGCGTTCGGCCCGCGGTTGCGGATGTTTTGTCAGCCACGCCAACGCCTCAGTGAGTCGCGCTCGACCTCCTGGCATTGGGAACCCTCGGGCCTTCATCGCGTAGACGTAGGACGGAGCCCGCTTGAGCATGGCGGCGATTTCCTTTGTCGTGAGGAGGTCAGTTTGCATCAGAGTTGGTCATGCGAAGGCGGTTGTGGAAAATTGCACCGGCAACTTGCATGACTTCGCAGTCGGCCAAGTGATTCGGCCATTTTGAGGAACGAGACAACCACGTCCACGTTGTTCGGCCGGTGGCGCTGGAAAGGCGGGCGACCTTTTGCTCGCAATCAAGGTGCCTCCAGTATTCCGGCGAGGCTACGTTGTCGGCGACCTCCCACCGGGTGGCCGTCTTTCCCTTGCGGAGGCGTTCTAGGATGTCCTTGGTCACGTCGGTCCCAAACTCCAGCAGCTTAAGTTCAAGACGTCCCTGCCGGCCAGCGTTGTCACCGACCCGAGGGTCAATGCCTCGGAGGAAGAATGGATCCTCCACCCCGGTCTTTGGGTTGCGCCAGCCTTTCCTTGGCATTCCTTTTGCCGGCATCCATCCGACCCACAGAGGCACCCGGCCGGTCCTCGGGAAGAATCGTCCCCACCGGAGGCATTCCGAGTAAACGCTTGGCGCATCGTAGCCTGAATCGATGATGACATGGACGTCCTGCACCCCGTGCTGGCCCTGCTTTTCCCTCACGTCGTGCCAAGTGTCCAGTGGTCCAGCGTCGATGGCTCGGGATGACCCGTCCTCGTTCCATGCACGGCAAACAAACCAGAAGTGCGGGCTGGAAGCCTGACAGTCTACGGTCAGAAACTTGATCGCTTTTTCAGGAACGCCTTCGGTCCCGGCGACAATCAATTCCTCGCGTTGTCGGGGCGCGGCTTGGTTTTCCCATGGTTCGCTTAAATTGCCGTTGATGAAGCCCTGAAGCCCGATAAGGGATTCCTGAGCCTCCAAGAACTGCACGGCTAAGTGCCCCCATGTGCATTTGCGATCCGGGCTGTAAAGGCTCGACAGATGGTAAGATCGGACCCCGGGCAACGAACCTTTGTTTTCGGGAATCCATTGTCCGTGTCGAAGGCTGGCAACCTTTTGCGAGTCGTTAATGGCCCCTTTGCAGAGTTGGCATTCGTAGCGGGCGGATCCGCGCACCTTGCCGAAGTCCCATTTGCCGTCTTCCAGTTTGGCGCTCTCGTCCCACTTGACCTGCTTCCACTCCAGCCGGATGAGGGCCTTGCAATTCGGGCAGGGCAGGTAATACCGGCGCTGGTCGCCTCGAAGGAACCGCTGCCAGATTCGGCCCTCGGTGGTTGTCGGGGTCGAGGTCAAGAACAGTTTGGAGGATGAGAACGCCTTGAGGCGCTGCTCGGCCAAGTCCAGCGCGTCGGCTTCCCTGTCTGAGGCTTGGGCGAACTTGTCAACCTCATCGGCTACCAACACCCGGACGGGTCGTGAGGCTAGGTTGGCCGGGCTGTTGCTTCCCACAAAAGTCAGCGTCGAGCGGTCAAAATGCTGTTCTAGGTGGGTCAACTTGTCTTTGTCGCTTGGGAAATGCGCGACCATGGCCGGGCAGTCTTCGAGCATCGGCATCCATCGAGACTTGGAGAACGACCGGGCAAGGCCTTCGGTAGGCATCAACCAGAGCGCCGGGCTCGGCTCGTTGTCGATGAGCCACGCAAGGCCAGCCATCAGGGTCGTCGTCTTTGACGTCTGAGATCCCCAGCACAGCGTCATCTCGACGACCCCGGAGTCTTTCCAGCATTCAAGCGGTTCGCGAACGTAGGGCCGGACGCTTGTCGAGTACGGTCCCGGATGCTCGGTCTGCCTCGCGGTAAGTTTGAGATTGGCCTCGGCCCATTGGACCACGGTTTGCCGGGGCGTCGGGCGGTAGAGCCCGCGCCGGAACTCCAGAAGATCCCGCTGGAGGTCGGTCAACATTCGAGTCCTGACCGTTGAGAGTGGAGCGCCGGGATCGGTTTCGAGCCGTCCTTTGCGGACTGGGAGTCCGCCGTGTCCTTAGTGTCACTTCCGGCGCATTTTGGTTTTCCGAGGTACATGGAAGCACCTCGACGTTCGATTTCTGTAAACGGAATAATTGGGACGGTCAACCTTTTACGGGCTTCTGGGTTGAGAAAGTACAGGTAACGCAGTTGGAAACCTAAAAGTGGGACAGCCCCGTTTTTCTTCCAATAACCAGCGCTTTCGCCTTTGATGATGTAGTTTGAATTGTTCAGGGTTTTGTCCGCCACAACAGAACCGTCAGGCATCTTGAGGATTGTTTTGTTTTCCTTGATCCCGGTTAAAACAAAACCGCTGGCCCTGTAAATTGTTCCATCACCGCACTGAGTCGCGTCGGCAAATGAGATAACCCAGTCAATGTGAGGATAGTGTTTTCGGATCAATCGCATAGCGACTGAGATTGCCCGGCTCTCGCTATTCCTTGGCAACCATTCCGAAAAAGCCATCCGATTGAGTTCAAGAAACCCATTCCAATGGGTGTCTTGGACGATGGTCATGGTCTTCCTTTTGTCCATTGATGGGCCAAACTGCATTGCCCCTCCGCATTTTCCGTTTAGGAAAACACCGAAGTGCAACTGTGAGTTTGGAACCACTTTCCCAGAGTAATGACAGGAGGTAACGACCTTGTCGGCGTCGGCCCTGCTGATTGGCTTAACGATGATGTCCTTGGCGCTCATGGGTTGGTGCGGTTGTACTCTTGGCAGATTGCTGCCAAGGCGTTGCCGTTCCCGTTTTCATTGATTGGGTGGTTGTCCAATCCGAGTTCCTTTGCCTTTGAGATGGCTCGGTCTACCTCCTCGGCTTGTTCGTCGTGAAGGGTGAAAGTTTTTTGTTGGATCGGTTGGCGGTCACCGGAATTAAGGTCTGGCATAGATCCGTCCCCAACCTCGAATTGCCCGAGGATTTTCTCGACCTCGGCATCGGTAAATCCGGTCAAATCCATGTTGAAACCTTCCTCCTTGAGAATGTCCAACTCGGCCTTGAGCATTGCATCGTCCCAACCCGCATTTAGGGCGAGCTTGTTGTCGGCAATGACGTAGGCGCGAACTTGGGCGGGTGTCAGATGCCCGAGGCGGATGCACGGGATCGTCTCCATGCCGAGCTTGCGGGCGGCCATGACCCGGCCGTGCCCAGCAACGATGGTTCCGCGGGTGTCGATCAGCACTGGATTCGTCCAGCCGAACTCGACCATTGAGGCGGCAATCTGGGCGACTTGCTCGGCCGAATGCGTCCGGCTGTTGGTGGCGTAAGGTATCAGGTCATCGACCTTGATTTGCTCAATCGTTGGTTGGGATTTCTTCATTTCCAGGGATCGGTTTGTTGCAAGGTGGCAAGGGCTACTTCCTGAACCCAGCGGTCCAGTTCCTTCTCTGCGTGCTCGGGGTCGTGCGGCGCGATCCGGCCGGCGAGTTGTTTGGGCATTGATCGCAGCAATGTTGCGACCGCTCCGTCGTGTTCCTGCATGACCTTTCGGACCCAGTCACCGGAGACCAAAGTCCGTTCACGCTCGGCTAACGTTAGCACTTCTTCCCGGGCGGCGGTTAGGTTGCGGGCGGCGCTGTTGTGGATCTGAACCAGTCGGCCGGCGTCCGGTTGCCCTGCCTTAAGCGCCCGCACTGACAAGGCGTAGGCAGCTTTCTCGATGCCTTTTTGCCGTTCGTAGGAGCCCTGCGGTGTGTCCGCGGAGATCAACGATGGGTCGGTGGGTGCCTGGGCTTCGGGCGGTCGGTACGGTCCCGGTTCAACGGATGATCCCGAAGCAGATTTCGGGATGATCCCCGGGCGCTTCTGAGCACCCATTCCCCGCCAAGAGTCCGCGGCCTCGGGCGAGGTCAAAGGCATTCCGGCCTTCACAAGCTGGGAGACCCGGCCCTTGGTCAGACCGCTGTGGTTGACGTAATCGGTCTGAGTCATCGCAGCGTCTCGGGTAGGTTCTCGGGCTTTTCGTTCATGATGTCCCGGATGCCTACGGCAATGGTCCGAAGCACCGGAGCGTTCGGCTTGGCGTTCGGAGAATGCTGGAGAGCGAATTGTTCCGGTGTCATGGCCTTAGCTCGAATGCGGGAAACTGCCCATTTAATGAGGTGGTGACCGATGTTCAGGGCAACATATTTGGCGGCGGTTGTCATGGGAGTTTACAGAGTTTAGGAAAGTTTACGCTCGGCGGCTTAACGGTCTGCTTTGGCCCCTGCGTGCAAGGTTTTGGCTGGGAGGGTTCCCATCCGGGGGGAGGTGCCTGCTCTTGGATGCCCCGCCGCGTGCGCTGCTGCCTCGCTGGCGCGTTTTGATTGCTCTTTGGTGTCCTTACCCTTTCCGGTGGTCACGGCGGCTCCTTGGGCAAGCCACAGCGTCTTACCGTGGGCAATTATTGCCGGCACCTTGACGATTGAGGATTGGACGGCCCTTGCGATCTCGGCATGGGTCGATCCGTTGTCGCGCATGAGGTAAGCCCTGAGGCATGAGTAGCTCTCGATTGGCTTAATGTAATTCGCCCGGGTTGCCTGGAGCTTCGGGATGGGTCG